TCATTTCTGCCAATCCCTCCTCCATAAGTTTCTTGGTTTAGTTTTCTTTTTTTTCTTTTTTAATTCTTCTTGCATCTTGGCAGTCCTGTCCATTCGGACAAGACCCCAAGAATTTTTTGGTGCATCAGCCACCAATCCATCCGAACAGTAAAGCCAGTACGACAATCGCTAGAAATACAGTAAGCGACCTATTCTTCAGAACCATATCAATCATATCTTTCATTCAGACAACTCCTTACGGATGTCATCATCCAACAAACGATAGATAATTAGCGTTGCAATAAGTCCAACGAGTCCCGCTGCACCTAACTGGCTAATTATTCCTATAATTGTGCCGATAACGTCACCACCTAAAAATGGTACACTGTGACCGAAGACAATCTGTAAAACGATTGCCAAACTAATCAGCTTTATACCTACATTTATAGCGGCATCAGCACCCTTCATTACTTTATCTAACATTATGTTTACTCCTTTATTGTTAAACATTCCTCCTTCTTTTTTTCCATACATTCTTATGTACTCTGAGTCTTGTGTGAAGTCTATCATACTAACCATCCTTTTCTCAAAGCCTCAAGCCACATAACAATATAGACCAGACAACTTGCAGTTACTACTCCAGCTATGAAATATATTGTATAGAAAATACCTTCAAGTATTCTCATACTTTCCACCCTGCACAAAGAGTATCGTGCGGTGGTCTACAAGTAAGCTGTTCATTTTGCATCATATCTAGCTTGGTCTGAAATTCAGCACAGCCAGTTAATAGTAACAATACTATCAATAATAAATATTTCATTCTCTTTCTCCCTCTTCATCAGTTAAATCTACCATTTCACATACGTTACCAGTACAAGCCAGGGTCTTCATACCCTTAGTTGTGTCTGATAGTTCATATTCTTTTATTCTAGACCAGTTTACTTCTTTAGGCATACTACCTAGTGCTTCAAGGTAAACTCCCTCTGTACAGTCTTCATAAGGCGCTTGTTGATAAGTGTGGTCTGAGTGTGGTAAAAATGATACACCACTCACCTCGTCAAAATGTTTGTAAACCCACGCACCTACTTCCATCCATTCGTGTTCTTTGACACTCACTGTTATACTTGGTTTGTGTTCACAATAATATCTTTGATAGATAAGCCACAGTTCTAATTGTTCTATTGCTGTCCTATCATCTCTTAATATTGCACCCTCTGGTGCTTTCATAGGGAATGTGAACACCTCTACACTATCTGGCTTCATAACATCTGGCTCACAGGGTACACCCTCATCCTTCATAAGCTGTGCTATTGGGTCTTTAACATCTGCTCTTACTCTGCGTAAGTAGTAATCATTATGTCTTGGATGAATGCCAGATGCCGAGTCTACCAACTGACTAACAGTACCGCTAGGTTTGATAGCTGTGATAGATGCAGATGGATTGATTCCTAACAGTGAGGACCATTTCTTGTTTACCTTGATTGATTCTTCCTTTAACTTTATGAGAAAATCAGGAAGACTTATTCCACCCATAAACTCAGACATACCTCTGCGTTTATTAGAGCCATTCATAAATGAGTTGTCCATTATACCAGTTAATGAGACTCCCAACAGTGATTCTTCTTCTGTATTTACTGTCCATTTCTTCCTTAATCTTCTGAGATTCGTCAGAGATGCTTGAAATGTACCAAGTATTGTAGCTAAATGTACCTTTCTTAGTATCTCATTAACTGTATCTTCTGCTCTAATCACTACCTCTGTTAGATTACAGAATTGACCATCTCTTAATATTATTTCAGAACAAGGATTACACCCAAACTGGTGCTCAGTATCTCGTCTTCCACATTTAGCCACCTGGTTTATGGCTGCTTCTCTATTAAAGATGCCACGCTCACCAGACTTGGACTCATATAGAGACAACCACTCCTTCATAAAGATACCCATATCAGGTTTCTCTGTATAACATACGCTGTTGTTTGCTAGTGCCATCTCTGGTGTGTCTATCCACCACTGTCCAGTCTTGGCATTACGCATCCTTTCATCTGTTAGATTGGATAGACTGATCAGGGCTGAACGTCTAACCCCACCAACCACAACAATTTCTGCAACCTTTGCCATTAACCTGTGACATTCATAGCTTGTCAGCTTGCGGCCCTGGGCTTCTTTAAATAAATGTGTAGTGAAAATAAATAAATCTATGAGTGGCTCTGGTCCACTGGCTCTACCACCAAATGTATTGAGCCTGGCACCTTTGGGTCTAACCTTCGATGTATCCCATTGAGGTGACTCACCATTATATAAGTAACTTACTAATTTTCTAAACGCTGACTGCCAACCTTCTTTAGAATCTGTGACTACTATTGTGTCTTCGACATCAATTATTTCTTCTGGAACTTCTGGTAGTTTGTTTACGTGCTGTCTCTCAACACTAAATCCTACACCAGTTCCGTGCATTAGAACATACAAACACTCATCAAATGCTTTTGGATGGTCAACACTAAGATAGGCACAGTTATAGCCAGCTATGTGGTTCTTCTTCAAAGCCTCGCCCGCAGTCATTAATGCTCTCATACTAGGCATAACATCTAAACTCAATACAGCTTCTTCTAGTTTCTTCCTGATCTTAGGGGTTAATCTGTAGTCAGTATTTTCTTCTAGATGTTCCTTCATAAAATCAAAGTAACGAGCGACAGTTTCTTCCCAAGTTTCTCTTCGCTTCTTTTCTGGCAACCATCTAGCATACCTACTAAGTGCTATAAAATTCTGGTAATCATTCGGTAATGTCTTCAAGATAGTCTCCTCTTTTCTTATTTTCTTTCTTTTTGTTAGTAATAACTTTAGTGTGCCAAAGCCTGTCATATCTCAAGGCATACTTCAGTTTGTTTTTTATTTGATGTGTTTTATTTTTCATCATCTATTGGTTTGATGTCTATATCAACCATCCTATTACCATCCTCATCTAAATAATCTTTGTAAGTTAATCTACCTTCCCTATGCAATAAAACAGCAGTTGTTATTCCTTTATCAATTGCTTGTTTATGTGTAAAGTAAATAGCCACTACCCCTAGTAAAATCAACAGTATATATAGTTCTAAATGTTCCATTAATAATTCTCCTCAAAATCTTCTAAGAATCTATGTTGCTTTTCTATTATTCTTTTTTCAAAAGCATCCAGCAATTCCTCTGGTTCAATTTCCAATTCATCACAGATCAGGCATACATCATATGTTGCAGCGATGTATGCCTTTAGTTCTGGTAGTTGTTTCAAAAGTTAGCTCCTGTTACATAGTAGTTAGTTATCTTACCAGATGGTATAGGTCTAGCCTCCAGACTACCATAGCAATCCTCTTTAAACCCACAGAATGCACACGTCATACACAGCTTCTCTTCTGTCTTGGCTTTGTTCCAAGTTGTAGAGTTAGCTAATCGCATAGGCGGTGTGTCTGATTCCATCTTAGCCTTTAAGTCAACTATGAAAGTATCTATGTCTTGTTCTAATGGTTGCTCACATAGCTTAAGTGTTGACTTGTTCTTGTTGAAAGCAAGGAAGTATCCCTTCTCTCTGTTGTCTGCCTTTCCATAAGCAGATAGTTGTTTGATATACCCAAAGGCATCATCAGTAAGTCCAGTCTCTTGGAACTTATTATCCCAAGACCAGGCACTTGCTGTCTTAATATCAACCAGTTCACCATCTATCGTACAATCTTGTGAACCATTAATACCTTCAAGCGTGTGTTTCTTTTGTTGGTCTTCTATTGTATGACCTGACAGCTTGAGCAAAGCAACAAGCACAGCCTCCATTATATGACCTTGTAAGAAAGTTAAGTATACCTCACCACTCAGTTCCTCTGGCTTGTATCCTTTGTAGTTATACCACTGTGCTCTCTCACATTTACCTATCATAGACATCCTCAAATCTCGGTTGTCTTCTCTTGGAGTAAAGGCATCCTTCAATGCTTCTTCAACCTCTCTCCCAGCTTGCATAGCGATTGCATTCAAGTCTCCGTCATAATCCTTAGACTTCATTACATCATATACATCCTGTACCACTGTTTTTATAGACTTCATCGTCTCTCCTCTCTTATTAAAATTAGTATACTACAACATCTATTGGCTCTAACATATAAACAAATGGGTGTTCATCTTCTAGTAGCGCCTTTTGTTTGTATGCTTCTTCTATAGAATCAAACTCAGGATATGATTGCCAGTCTGGATGTTCAAGAAGAACATATTTAAAGCCTTCCTCTATTGCGTGTTCCCAGTTCTCTTCTTTGTAATCAGTGTGTTTCATTCCAACTCCTCCCTATCTTATACTCCCCAGTTATTGGACAGTTTAGTTTGTAATAATCTGTTGTCTGTTCCATAGCCTCAACAACCAGGCTACCAATCTCATCCGCAATTGCTGGGTCACATTCAATCTGTATCTCATCGTGTATGACACCAAGTTGTTTGTACTCATAGTCATCTGCAAGAATGTGGAATATTTCCCAGGCTCTCTTAGCAATTATTGCACCCGCGCTTTGTAATAGAAAATTTAGTGCCGAGTGTGGGCTACGCACATATACCTTGCGACCATCAAGTGCTTTAATCCAACCCTTCTTCGATGCGTGTTCAATTCTTTTTCTAAGTACGGCTAGTGCTGGTGTATTAGATAAAAATTGTTCTTTAATCTTTTTACCTAGTGCCATACCACCACCACATATCTTACCGATCAGGGCATCTCCCCCTCCATAAAGGTAGGCATAGATGAAACGCTTTGATTCATCCCTTGTCTTCAAACCCGCTGCCTTCTGATTGGCTGTGTGTATATCACCACTTAATATTTCTTCTGTATAACTATCATCTTTCATATAGTGTGCGAGGCATCTTAATTCTAATCCAGATAGGTCAGCACCTACTATTACTTTATCCTCTGGAACAGTGAACAGGCTACGCATTTCACTACCGTACTCCTTGTTACTTGCAGTAACTTGCTGTAAGTTCGGGTTACTACTGGACATACGATGTGTGACAGTGCCCATAGTGTGTACTCTGCTATGTATTCTACCAGTATCATAGTTGTACTCGTCAACCCAACTACTTACTTGGCCCTGGCGTTTCTGTAACATCAGATATCTAGCTATAATCTTAGCTTCAGGTATGTCAACATCTTTAAGTGTAGACTCATCCACCTTTGGTTGTCCAGCATCAGTAAATACCGTAGGTTTCCATCCATAATGTATTAAGTGTCTACCAACTTGTTGTCTACTACCTAGATTAAGTTCTGGGTATGTCCAATATCCATACTCACCTTTCTCATTAGTATGACATTCAAGCTCTACCTCTGTCTGATAGTGTTTAGTTCTCTTACCATCCTTAGTAAATCTATTTGCTACTGGTTTCTTAGACTTCCACACTGGCAGTGGAACGAATGTCTTATGTACCTCTACTTCTGCTAGTCTCAAGTCTTCATTGATTTCTTGCAGTAATTTCATAGCACCTTGTAAATTAAAATACCATCCATTTCTTTCTTGCATAGAGCAGTGCTTTTTTATTGCATACTCTAGTTGTGTGGCATCTTTACTCAACCTATAATTGTTTAAACCTTGATGTGATAAATACTTATAAAGTTTAGTTGTCAACTTAGCATCTCTTATACAGTACCTCATCATTTCTTCACTAAACTGTGACCAATCAGTATGGTCTCCTTTCTCATAGTCAAGTCTATCTCCCCAGGCTGACAGAGAATGACCTCCATCAAGCCTTGGTTTGTATAGTTGGCTAAGAACTAATGTATCCTCTATCTTTATATTAGAGAAGTCAACATCTAATAGTCTTTCTAATACTGGAACATCAAATGATATACCATTGTGAAAGATCAGGCAGTCAGCTTCTGATTCAAGCCAAGGTTTAAATAGATTTAGACAAGGCCCAGCAAATGTGATGCACTGGTCTGTGTTTATGTTATGCACAGCAATACACCACACCTTGGTTGCTTCAATGCCGTCAGTTTCTATGTCGCAACTAAAAGTCCGCATCATCATCCCCTAAGCTAGGCTTATGTCCCTTCTCTAGTCTTCCAGTAACACCATTGAAGTATGTCCATCCACCCTCACCAGTCTGACCAGTGCGCCTAAGTTTCGGCACACGAATCCTAGTAGAGTTCCTCTCGTAATCATCCTCAGCCAGCTTATCTCTTGAGAATAGTATGTTAGTATGACAGGCTTGTGGTATTGCTCCACTACCTTTAACATCATACTCACATATCTTATGTGGATGAGAGCCATCGTCAGGCTTCCTGGTATGCGTACTCAGTATCACAGTAGCCTTGGTCTCTTTACATAACTTGATAAATCTATCCATAACTTCTTCGATGTTCTCATTAGATAGATTCTTAATGGCTGTGTGTAGTGGGTCCACTAATATCACAGTACATCCAACTCCTTTAATGAAGTACCTAATCTTAGCAAACATTTCTTCCAGGTCCACACTACCACCACCATCGTTGTGTAGCTGTATCTTAGATGCAAATCCTATTTCTACTGCTTCATCCATAATCTTATCAACATTCAAGTCAGTAGGCTTGAGCAGTTGCATATTCTCACCAGTATGCACACTCACTACCTTCCTGATCGTCTCATCTATATTATCCTCAACCATAAAACAACCTATCTTCTCTTTAGTATTAACAGCGAAGTGATAGATTAACTCGTTGAGTATAGTTGTCTTACCTATAGATGTGTGTGCAATCACAGACACTAATTCACCTCTTGCTACACCGCCTCTCATCATCTCGTTTAGATTACCAAATGAATCGGGCAAAGGTATTAGTTCTGTGTCTTTATATTGGAGCATAGCACTACGCATATCCTCTATAGTTGCAACACCAGATACTATAAATGGCTTCGCATCATTCCACCACTCATCATAAAATGCCTTACTGTCGTTGTTGACAAGGTAATCATTTGCATCCTTATGTTTTGCTAGTGTGAGTATCTTACATTTGTTAGGACCTAGTATGGGTGCAACTAATTTAGCAGCCTCTCGACCAGCTACATCATTATCAAAACATATTACTACTGTTTCAAATGAATCCAGCCACTCAAGATTAGCCTTGATATTAGCCACACAATTCACACCATTAGGTACACTAACACACGCCCACTTAGAACCAAACATTTCATAAGCTGCCATAGCATCCAACTCACCTTCACACAGGGTAACAAACTTTCCTCCAGGCTTAAACAAATTCTGACCGAACAGAGCGTTTGTTTTCCTAGTATCCCCAGCACTAAAGAACTTCTTGTTGGCTACTAATCTAGTTTTTATACCAACCATCACACCCTTCTTATTATGGAAAGGGTAGTGATGCTTTATGATATTGCCTTTGTCATCCTTCTCTGCCTTTACCTTGTACTTCTCTAAGGTTTCAGCTCGAAGTTTACGATCAGGTAGGCTGTAGAACTCACCTCTATACTCTGCTACCCAGTCCTTGTCCTCACTATTATCCTTATTATAGTATGGACCTGGTGGATGCTTAGTATGTCCGTGCTCACCACAAGCAAAGCAGTGTGTCTGACCATCTGAATAGACAGCCATATTGTCTTTACTTGTGTCACCACCACTGGCTGCACAGCTCGGACATTGCTCCTTATAGAGCAATTTATTTTCCATATATCCTCCCTTGAAAATTAGTAGGGCTACCTAAGTAGCCCCACACCTTAACAATGCCTGTCGTTAAAGTTAAAAGTCAGATGGGTCTCCATCTTCCACACCCTCTGCCTTTGCCTCGACTCTGATTGCTTCCAGGTATGTGTAAGCATCATAGTCTCCCTTACCTTGCTTAACCTTGACAGTTACCTCATCTCCAAAGAGAGAGAGATGACTAACACCTACCTCCTCTTTGTCAGCGTTGTAAACCTTAGGCTGTCCAAAGTCTACCTTACGTTTCATAGTAATCTGCGTGTTGCCATCATACTCAGTAGTCTTAAGACCTAGTTTCTCAGCAAGTTTCTTACTACTCTTATCCAAACTAACTGTCAAAGAATATTTCTCCGTACCCTTATATACATCGGGTTGTGTAACGTGGTTAAAAACCACAGTACCAGCTAAAGTCATAGCACTCATATATATCTCCTTATACATTAACATTAAATTATGACCCGAAGGTCCCTTAATATTAGCGCACGCCAATATTGGAATACGCCAATCTAGTGGTTAATCCCACTAAGGGTACACTGGAAAATAAGGAAGGAAAAAACCAGTGTACTCTTAGTAAGACTAAGACTAACTAAGACTGTCTAGGAATTTATACTAATACTAATATATATATAAATAACCTAGACTTTCTTAGTAAGGTGAAAATTATAGCATACTTTTAGTGTCCTCTGGGGTTGTTTTCTGAAATTAATTTTTCTTGAGCGATGTGCTCTTTCAGATACTCCTCAGTTGACATATATTGCATAGCATAATCCATCATATACTGCATCACTGCATCCTCATCTTCCGGATCAATGCCTGCTTCTCGCAATCCTATATGTATGTCTGACATCTTACCCATACTTACCTCCTTTCAGCGTAGTCACCTATGCCGAGCCCCATTGAATTGTATTCTTCTAGTGCTCCAGTCGCAGTGTACTGTTCATACATTGTGTCAAGCCATTCATCGTTAGCATCATAGATGTCAAAATCATAAGGTACTTCTTCGACAGTGTAATCCTCAGAAACAATCTCATTAGTACATCTTATCTCTCGATGTAGCTCATCACTCCATACCTGATCTGTAACCAGGTCTTGTGCCTCATCCTCAGATTCCGCTTCAACTGTTACATCAAAGTTAGACTCCTGGACTAGGCATACTTGCACATTATACTCTTTCATACATCATCCTCCGTGATATCATCACGCTTATTTATAATATTAGGATTGTTCTTACGCCAATCCTCCCTTTCTTTCTTCTTTCTTTGGTACATCTTGGTTCTGTCTTCGTAACTCATCCAGTTACCATACCTATCATACGCTATATCCCCATCAACACGACCATCTAAGTATGGTGGGTACATTGTAAATCCCTGTATGACTCTGTACTTCTTATCTTTTTTCTTATTGTAAGCCATCAATCATTCCCCTTGACTAATCCATTAGCTTCCATTATACGCTCAACTTCATCAACAATATAACAGAACTCATCTTGTTTTTCCTCAGTCATAACCTCGTCACCATTCTCATCCTCTGTCCATATCGGGTCCAGTGATGAGTGCTCAAGAACAAAATTAGCCAAGTCACTATACAAACTTATCCAAGTATGTGGTGTTAATTCTATATCTTCTAATAATAATTTTATATTCATACCAGTTCTCCTTGCTTTAGAATATGTGAGATTATATTGACTGTCCATCCATTGCCTAACATTTTCTTACGCTGAGTATTACTCACACCCTCAGTATAATTGTCGGGCAAAGTCTGTAGTCGTTCCATCTCGATGGGTAGTAGAGGTCTGTATGTTCCTTTCTCTACCACTAGGTTGTCCTTATCCACAGTCGTTAGACAACCACTCTTATTATCCTTTCTCGGCTCAAGTCTTTGCTTAGGTTTGATGTCCATATTATAGTCATCCCTCTTGCCTGTGAAAGGATTTATCCTTCTTCCTACCATCCTAGCCACTAATACTTTGGGCTCTCGATTACCTCCACCCATACTATTGAGGGTAGGACTCTTACCTGTATCCGAATAGACACGCTTAAGTATGTCGTGCCCATTTATATCCAGGGCCGTGCCAATATGATGACACTCCTCACTCTCGTCATACTCTCTGAGTTCACAAGTTCTCACGCCAGTCATATCTTGATTGCCGAATCCCTTGTAATCCCTAGCCAGTAGACAGTGAGCCTTATCTATACCAGTCTTCATCACCTTAGTGCCTTGATTCCTTACACTATCACCTACTCCTTCTAAGAGTATATCCTTTAGGAGTATTCCCTGATCATCTGGTTGTTCCACATCCCAGTTGCACCAATACAATCTGTATCTATTTTGTGCGCTCATCAGACTTGAGTTGATGGCGATAGGTTGGACACCTAGATATTTACTTATCACATCTTGGTACTCTTGCTTCATCCTCACATTTTCCAGTAAGAATTTGACATCTGGATTAAACTTACGACACTCATCCAGTAGCCTCACAAACTCAAAGAATAGTGCGGACCTGGGGTCATCAAACGCTAATCCCTTACCAGAAAAACTAAATCCCTGACAGGGTGAGCCCGCTAAGATCAGGTCAATATCTGGCAGTTGTCTAGCACTGACAAATTCAACTGGTCCTATATGTATAGTGTTAGGGTAGTTCTTTAGTGCTATCTTCTCTGCCCATTTGTCTATCTCTGATGCAAAGTAGTTATCCACTTGGATACCAGCACGCTCAAGCGCTACCTGTCCACAGCTTGAACCATCAAACAAACTTAATACATTCATATATTACTCCTATCTAAAGAAATCTCCTGGACTCATACCAGCATCTCTGTAATCATCCATTAGTTCTCTTTCTTCTAAATCCACTGGGGTGCAGTGTTCTTTACATTCGGTACATAAATCTACCCATACAACACTAGCACCACAGCAATCAGATTCAACTCCGAGTTCATATATATCACTATAATCTAAACTCATTGTTTCACCTCATCCATATATTCTCGCTCCATTTTCATCTGTTCTTCAATATCAGCGAGTGCCTTTATCGACATTCTCTGCTCCCAAATCTCAGCATTCCAATCTCTCTCTCTTGCAGTGAGAAAGGCATAGGTATTCTGAAAGTCTGAAGACAGAGATTCATTTGAGTTAAAGACTATAAGGAAGTCTTCAAGTATATCATTAAACTTACGTACCTCATATCCATCAAGACGTAAGCAATACAGTTTAGTTTGTGATTTTCTCATCTTCCAATACCCCCTATCCATTCCTTGATATGGTCTATGATCAGGTATCTATTACCTTCAGCCTGAACAGCGAGCACAGTCTTTAGATTGATTACTCGATATGCTAATTTTTGCATATCAAATATAGTTAGGTAGTGTCTATCATAACTATGAGTCCAGTTATGGTGTTCACCACTTTTAAGATACTTACTTACGCCAAATCTACCATTAAGATGTCTAATACTTCCATCCTTCTTGATAAACGACACAGTCATTATCTTCCCTTGCTGGTTTTTATAGAGTTCCAACTGCTTCTCTGCACATACTTCTAGTAGTTTCATATATCCTCCCTACTATTAGTGATTAAAATATGCAACATTTTTTACTGTTGCATCCCAACATTCCCTACAACTTTGACATCCTATCTGTTTCTTAGGATGTTCTTTAGGCAGACTTGCCAAGCAAGTTACCTTATCCACATCTGAAGTTGCCACAGATGTATTTATATAATCTGGTGGTGGTCCATCCACGAAAGTGCCACTCAGCCTGATCACTAGATTTTCTGGGACTGGACCTGGATAATTCTTTATATCCCTTGCTTCCTTCGTGGGCAACCAGTGTTTTATCTGAGGGGTGCGCCTTGCAATCTGGACAATCTTATCCAAATGATCAGGGCTTTGAATATCCCCACTATCGTGCCATCTAAATACTTTATGTTTGAGTATCTGTTTCTGATGCGTGAGTATATACACAAAGGCATCTACCCAGCGTGGATTGTTTATCGCCTCTAATCTTCTATAGAGGGCGGGTAATATATTCTTTTCATATCTCTTATAGTTACCCTTGCCCGCATAGCAATTAGAGCAGACAGTAATCCGACCTTTCTTATCCTTCATTACCCTTAATTTTCTACCAGTTCTACATTCATCTATGGGTAGATTATAAGCGGGCACTGGCATCTTGCCTGGAGAAGATACTCCTTGCACTATATCCAATGCTTGCTTGAGGGTATTGATAGGTTTTAGATTATCAATTATCTCCATCACTTATCCTTATATATTCGTCTTAGTTTCCCAATGTAGTACAAAGTAGGAATGAAAACTAATCCTATTAAACAACCCAGCGCTGTACCAGTGGCTAAATCCCACGACAAGGTACTTGCACCGCCCATAAAGTCACTGGTGGCGTTTCCTAATCCAGCACCAACGACAGTAGCCAATCCTTTCTGGAAACGATCAGGCAAAAACCTTTCTAATTCTAGTCCAGTCATTGCGCCTAATATCATTACTCCATTATCGACTATCCCATACACAATATAATCAATCATATCCATTTTCCTTCATAAATTCCACAGATTCTGTGATGTGGTCGGTTATAGTTAAATGAGGGATAAAATCAGACCATCCAACACTGAAATAATCCAATAATTCCTCAACTTGATATATGTCTAGCATATCATTCTCGTAGACATATACTACGGCTTCTATTGCACCATCCGTAAATTTATCAATTAGTGCAGTAGTTGGAACTTCAATCAATATATCACTCATAAATCCTCCTCGAATTTATCATTGATTTTGTCATTCATATCCTTAAGCAAAGGAACGAATGCGCAAGAAAATCCAATCAGAATACATATGATCAGGAAAATATCCAAAAGTATATTCTCTAACATATCTATCCCCTAAGAAATAAAAGAAACAGCATCTTTAGTTACTATTCTTTTATATACAAATTGGACTGGCAGAAAGTTGAGCAATCCTTTTGCAGATTGCGGACACGCCAAGAAAATTCTGCCGTTTATTTTCTTGGTGTATTTTTTATCTATATCTTTAAAGGCTGATTTATTTATTTTCACATATGGAATAGTTCCATTATGAAAAGCCACTAAATAAGAACAGCCTTCATCAATATAGTTGAAATCAATTGATAATTTAGTTTTCATCAATATCACCTATATATTATTAAACAAATTAGCGCGCGCCAATATAACCCACACTAAATCAACGTTTTTCCCCATTGATAATACAATTATCCTTTAAATCAAGCACTTTGTCAAGGCTGGCTTAGGTATGCCTCTATATTAGAAGTACGCTTAAATCGAAAATATGGGCTTCGCAGTTGCTTACTTTATAAGCAATTCAGTCTAAATCCACCATTTTTGAGTATTTATCCCTAAAATCTGCGCCAGGTCCTGGAAATATTGATCAAAATATAAATCCCTCCTGGTCAGGGAAATATCCATATTCATCCAGCCTGGTCAGGGAAATATAAATAAGTTTTTGAGATTAGCGCGCGCCAATATCCATACGCGCGACCAGGAAATATTTAGGACCAGGTCCTGGCGAATATTAATTTGATTATCCATTCGCACACTTTTTAGATCAGGGAAATATTAAGAATAAAAAAAAGTCAAAAAATTTTTAAATGCGTGCAGCTTGCGTGTGAAATATTGAAGGCGAAAAAAAACCCGCTCAAAAATCAATTCAAGCGGGTTAGGTTAAAAGAAGAAATATTAACTGGCTCTCTGTTGCTTCTTCAAAACAACTTTACCATTCACTAATTCCCATTCTTTTTTGGCTTCTTGAAATTCAAATTTGGCTATTAATGCTTCTTCAAGAATTGCCAAATCTTCTAAATTCCAATGTAGAACGGCTTCATTAAAAGTAATTTCAGAATTGAAAATGCGTTTTGCTTTTTTCGCTTCTGCTTCTTTTTCTTCTTTAGAGATTCGCTCTGCTTTCTGCTCTGCTGATTCGTGCGCTTTTTGTACTAATTGCGCCTTCTTCGCTTCGCTTCCTACAGTGTTGCAAACTAAAGAATAATCTTCAGCCCAAAGCCCAGCCAATTTTGCCTTTAAATCTGTTGCAGTGCGTAGGGCTCTGCGTAGAACGGCGATCACTGCTCTGCTTTCGTTCTTCTGCGCTTCAGTTAATGATTCATTGTATAAATCATCAAAAAAGGGCTGGAAAGCATTTTTGACTTTGGCGCGCCTTGCGTCGTTAAAATTGCCTTTACTATCTTTAGCAAGTAATAACCGCATTGCGCGTGCCATATTAGCGCAAAAAATCTGTATTTCTTCGCTGGCTTTGGCGTGGTTTTGCTTCGCTTTGCCCGCTTCGCGTATGGCTGTTGTATTGGCTAGAATTTCTTCTGCCTTAGTGTATGTTAATATTTCTTCTGATTGTTGGCTGTTTTTAGCCATTTTGCACCTTCCTTAATTAGAGGGTTAAAAAATAGCCTAGAATATCAGCGCTAAAAAACAAACAGAAGTATATATACATTTCTGCATAATTTCTGTTTTAAGTTTTTAAAGAGCGCCAATCTTCTAAGCTGGTTAAAAATGAGAAACAATTCCCATTAAGAACAAATTATACGCCTCTGTTTTTGATTTGTATATAGGCTTCTTTTTTCATTCAATATTAGCGCGCGCCAATATCGAAGAATATTAAAACTTCTTCAATGATAGTTATTAAGATTTGTATGTATAAATCTAAGAAATACGGCGCAAAAAACTTGCGAATATATCCAGCCTTTTTATCCCGTTTATATCCATTTTTTTGAGTTTTGGATCGCGGGCGCCTTCAACAGAAATTCGCGAGGCGGGCGGGGGCGGGTGCGGGGTTTCGCGGGCGGGGGCGCACCCCAAAAAAATTTTTGTTGCGCGGCCAAACCCACCTGGAGGTAAAATTATTATTTTTTGCCCACTTTCGCGGCTAGACCGGGCTGAATCCGGGCACATTAATATATTTTAAGAAAATACTTCTGATTTCATATAATTTTATGGTATAATATTGTTTATCTTTTCTAAGTTAAAACGGATTATTCCTAGAGAGACTCTAAAGAAGTAATACTATATAGAATAAAATAAAAAAATCTTTAGAATATTCTAGGAATTAAACTAGAAAACAATATTATTTGAGGTATAATACTAATTATGGCTGAAAAAGGTAAAATCACTGTTGATTCTGAAGAAGAAATCAGGCAAATTGAGAAGGAATTAGAAGAAGAAGCTAGGTATGCAGTAGCTTCTGCTAAGGGAATTGTGCCTGCAGATGCGGTAATTAAGATTGAACGCAAAAAAGGCAGACCAAGTGGAGGATTGTCCGCAATTTCTAAAGCAGCAGGTGGTAAAAAGTCCAGAATCAAGCGCGGAAGGGCATATAAACCTACTGATGATGACTATTCTAAGGTAGAAGAGATGGTTACTATAGGTTTAGACCAACATACTATTGCTAAGATAATGGGTATTAGTAATGCTACCTTAACTAAATATTTTGCACATAATTTATTAGTTGGTAGGGAAAAGCGCACCGCCCGCGTAGCTGGTGTAGCCTACGAAATGGCAGTATCAGGTGAATCACCTAGTATGACTACATTTTGGCTTAAGACACAGGCTGGATGGTCTCCGAAACACACTGTAGTGGTGGAAGATAGGACTTTTGATATTAAGTGGGCAGCGGATGCCGCAGATATTGCAGATGCTAATAGACATTTAAGGGATAAAGACGATAAGGTACACTAATGCTTTCTAGAATACACGCCAGACTTACGCAACAATTAATTGAATCTGGCACTGGTGAATTAGAGGCAGAAGAATTAGCTAAAAACATCTTAGTGCAAAGGGGACATCTGAATAGAGATGGTTCAGTTACTACAGAAGGCTATATTAGAGGGAATATGAGTGCCGAAGAGCGCGCTATAGACCGAGCAATAAAAAGATTTGGTGGTATTCCAGAAAATTATGAGTATGACCCAGTTAAAAATTATGCTTATAAGAAGACAGGGAAAGGAATATGGAGGAAAAGAGGAAATCTATAGTAATTCCTTATACACCAAGGGAATTACAGAATGAAATACATACAAATTTAGATAGATTTAATGTTGTAGTATGTCATAGACGGTTTGGTAAGACAGTATTTGCCATTAATCAGCTAATTAAAAGTGCTGTAGAAAATGTAATATCTGGTAAGCCAGCACCGAGATATGCTTATATAGCACCCTTATTTAAACAGGCTAAGACAGTAGCTTGGGATGAACTTAAAAGACTTTGTGGAGTATTTCCTGAAGTAAAGTTTAACGAGGCAGAGCTGAGAGCCGACTTTATGGGTGCTAGGATACAGCTCTACGGAGCTGACAATTATGACACTCTAAGGGGAATTTATTTAGACGGAGTTGTGCTTGATGAGTACGCCCAGATGAACCCAAAGATGTTCTCTGAGGTGATAAGGCCCGCTCTCTCAGACAGGAAAGGGTATGCAATATTTATTGGTACACCAAAAGGGAAGAACGAATTTTATGATTTATATCACTCAGCACCAGAAAGAAAAGGATGGGCTAGGTTCTTATATAAGGCGAGTGAAACAGGGATATTAGATGATGAGGAATTGGAACTTGCGAAGCAAGATATGGCAGAGACTGAATTTGAACAAGAATACGAGTGTTCTTGGTCTGCTGCACTTAGAGGTGCGTATTATGCTAAAGAGATTGAAACTGCTTATGATGAAGACAGAGTGGGGAAAGTCCCTTATGACCCTTCTAAGCAGGTAGTAACTGCTTGGGACCTTGGTGTTTCTGATGCAACCTCAATTTGGTTTGCACAATTTATAGGGAAATCAGTACATCTCATAGATTATTTTGAAGGTTCAAATGAGGGTTTACCTTATTATATAGATGTATTAAATAAGAAAGGATATAGGTATGGTGCTCATATTGCACCACACGATATAGTAGTTAGGGAGTTTTCTACTGGTAAAAGCAGAAGGGACCTGGCTTATGACTTAGGAATAGACTTCCAAGTTGCACCAAAATTAAAAGTAATGGATGGTATTGATACTACTAGAACTTATTTGAACAAATGCTGGTTCGATGAAGAAAAGACTAAGAAGGGATTAGAAGCCTTACTTCAATATAGAAGCAGTTATGATGACAAGAAGAAAATCTGGTCGCAGAAGCCAGTCCACGATTGGACTTCACACGCCAGCGATGCCTTTAGGTACTTAGCTATAACGGATGTAGTATTTACTGGTAATGATAGTGTCTGGGGAAAGGAACTACCTAAGACAGATTTAAGTTGGATAATATAAGAGGAGAATATTATGGCAATTAACCCTATATGGTTAGAGAATGTTATTAAAGAGATGGCACAGGACATCAAGGATTTGAAAGAGATTATGAAAGCAGTCAATAGTCCGCCACCTAAAAAAGAAACCAAGTACCCAATTAATAAAGGTAAATAATTTATGGCGAAGTCCAAGAAAATGACAGAGCGTGAGTTAGCTGCTCACCTAGAGGGCGAGATTACATCCTCTTTAGGATACCTAGATGGCAAACTTACCACACAACGCTCAGATGCACTAGACCGCTACTACGGTAAGAAGTATGGTAATGAGCAGGAAGGCAGAAGCCAGATTGTTACTAGAGATGTGGCAGATGTAATTGAATGGATTATGCCATCCTTGATGAAGATATTTACTGGTGGAGATAAGGTTGTTAAGTTTGAACCTGTAGGACCAGAAGATGTTGAGATGGCAAAGCAATCTACGGATTATGTCAATCACGTCATTATGCGCCAGAATCCTGGATTTTCTATTATATACCAATGGTTTAAGGATGCTTTGCTACAAAAGAATGGTATTATTAAACATTACTGGGATGATACAAGTGAGACATTAAGAGAAGAGTATAAGAACTTAACTGAAGAAGAGTTCACTGCTCTCTTAATGGATGATGGTGTAGAAGTAAAACAACATACACAAAACGGTGGTGATCAGGAAGAAGAAGATGTTATTCCTTTACAGCCACAGCAGATAACACACGATGTTATAGTAAATAGAACATATGAAGATGGGCAGGTAAGGATAGAGCCTGTACCACCAGAAGAATTTTTAATTAATAAATATGCCAAGACAATCGAGGATGCTCGCTTTGTCGGTCATAGAGTCAAGAAAACTAAATCTGAATTATTAGAACAGGGCTATCCTAAAGCTAAAGTAGATAAAGCCTTCAATAATGATGAAGCTGATTATAAAGCAGAGAGATTAGCTAGATTTAATCACGAACAAAATTCAGCACCAGAAGGTGATTTGGATGATGGAATCTGGGTAACAGAGTGCTATGTCAGAGTTGACTTTGATAATGACGGTATTGATGAATTAAGAAAAGTAACGAAGGTTGGAGATGAATTGTTTGACAATGAGGCTGTGGATAGTGTTCCCTTCTCCTCCCTTACACCTATCCCGATGCCTCATAAGTTCTACGGTCTGAGTGTTTATGACTTAATCTCTGACCTTCAACTAATTAAGACTACTCTAATGCGTAACTT